CATCCTATCCGCGAAACGGGCACCATATGAAAAAAGCCGTTAAAATCTCACGTTTTCAGCATTTTATGGATTATATATCAGTTATAAAATCGTGTCTTTTCAATGGTTTACGCAATGAAATCAGCACAAATCAGCAGAAAAAACATAAAAAGGTATCATACTACCCCCCTGCGAGGGCCGGTGCCCCCTTCCACGGTATACGTGTATACGTAGTTGCACACATTAGGTTTTTTTAATGTGACACCGCCCCTTGTATACCTAAAACAACAAATTCTAACACAGAAAATACTGTACATAAATGTAAACTATGATATAACTATAAACATAAATAAAAATCTAGTATGTTATTAGTTATATTAATAATATAGGGGAGTAATATGAAAGTTTTTCATAAAGAGTGCAGAAAATGTAAACAAACACTAGAGATTAGCATGTTTAAAGATGCACGTAAAAAGAACGGAAGTGGCGAATACAAGAGTTACAAACATAGTTATTGTAATGCATGTGAGTTACAACGACAGGCTGAATACAATAAGAAAAGATCTAGACCAAAAAACGTACTTAGTTGGGATGAACACCTAAAGAAAAAAGCTGAATCTAAAAAGGCAAGACTAGAGAGTCTATCCATAGAAAAAGAACAACGTAAGTTAGAGCGTAAGTTAGAGCGTGAAAGGGTTAAGCAAGAAAAGTTAAAGCTAAATGCAGAGATAGGTAAAGCTAAATGGGATGCTTGGAAAGAGAGCGGTGCTATAGAGCGTATGCAACAAGAGTATCGCAATAAAGCTGCACAAGAACGCGGAAATATGGTTGCTAAAGGCTCTAAAGTATGTAGCGCTTGCAAAGAAGAAAAGCCTTTATCTCATTACCACATGCGTACTCGTAAACGTAAGGATGGCTTTAGCTGCTACAAAATACCTTACTCTAGTTGTAAGACCTGTAGAAATGTAGACAAAATATATTACGAAAAAACACCTAATGGTAGAGCATGTAAGAGAAAACGAAGTGCATTAAATAGAAAACGACATAAAAAAGCTACACCTAAATGGCTAACTCAAGAACATAAGAAACAGATAATAGATACATATGAGCTAATGCGTGACTGTAGGACAGTTACTGGTGAAGACTATCATGTAGATCATATAGTACCACTTAACGGTGAAAACATATGTGGGCTACATGTACCTTGGAACCTACAAGTTTTACCTTCTTACATTAACATTGCTAAGTCTAACAAATAAGAGTATTTAGTAACTTTATGTTACAAACCTGTAATATATGTAACATTTTACAAGTAATCGCTTCTTGGGGTATTGACAGGGGTGGCTTTGTGAGTATAACTGCGTAGCAGTAGCAGCAGAGTTATAACACTTTAAGTTAAAACACTTAAAAAAGAGTAATACTTAAAAGTAAAGTAGTACTTTAGAAGAGTTATAACTTTATATAGAGTGTTGTAAATGTGTTAGTGGACATAGGAAGAGTTATAACACTATAGTAACACTTTGTTCTTGTGTAACATGTTTGTAAGTGATACACTTTCTTTAATGTAACACTTTCTCATAAGTAATAATCATAATTTGTGTTACAAACTGGTACGTGTTGCAACGCTTAGTGTTGCTCTCCCCCTTGTCTCCTCTCTCAATACTTGTAGTTTGCGGCACGTACCACTTTTTACGTGTAATATAGTATTGACAATGAAAAATAAAAACATACAACTATACGCATCTGATAATGTAATAGAAGAGTTTTACGATGCTCTTGTATCAGGTGACGCAGCACGTTTGAAACGTGTACACATTCCTAAGAGTGACGTATTCTATGTAAGGGCAGCTATAGAGGCTGACACTGGCATTAAGTATTCTTTAGATCACGTAGAACGTGCTATGTACTTAGAGGGCCACTTACCTAGAAGAGACGTATTAGATCCTGACAGAAAGCGGAGCTACGGCTAATGCCTTATATGACTAACGGTAAGCGTGACTACAAGAAGCAGAACGCTAAGTATGACAGTAAGCCATCCGTAAAGAAGGATAGGGCTTCTCGTAATGCTGCACGTAGCGCTATGGTAGCTGGTGGTTTAGCTAAGAAGGGTGACGGTAAGGATGTTGATCACAAGGATGGCAACCCTCGTAACAACAAACGTTCTAACTTGCGTGTACAGACTAAGGCTAAGAACCGTAGTGTAGCCCGTACCAGTGGCAACAAGAAGAAGGTGTAGCTCACATGGCTAACGAGACTAGCAGAGAAAAAGCTATACGTAAGACCACTAAAGGTAAGAACGCTAATTACCGTAAGACCAGTGCTGGTGCAGGTATGACAGAAAAGGGTGTAGCTGCACATCGTAAAGCTAACCCTGGATCTAAACTAAAGACTGCTGTGACAGGTAAAGTTAAAGCTGGTAGTAAGGATGCAAAGCGGCGTAAGTCATTCTGTGCTAGAAGTGCTGGGCAGATGAAGAAGTTTCCAGAGGCAGCTAAAGATCCTAACTCTCGTTTGAGACAAGCCCGTAAACGTTGGAAATGTTAAGGAGTATATACAGTTTTGAAGAGTCAGATTAAGAAGTTACCTAAACGTAAACGCCCTATTCAGAAGCTCAAGAAACAAAGATACTTACAAAAGAAGAAAGACAAGGAGTTTGACGCAGGTGACACTTATATCTCACCTTCCGCTGCCTAGTATGCCTTTTCAGACACATGAGAATATTGTGTTTGAGAGTCAGGACAGAGACAGATCACATAAAGCTAATGTAGAAGAGAAGCCAGAGGTAAACAAGGTTACGCCTGACACTGCAGTAGAGGATCTTAAATTAGTTAATCAAAAGTATGCATACCACCCTGATCCAAACAAGCTTAGAATGCCTGATGGTCAGATTGTAGACTTTATCATTGCTTAGGGGTAGGCGGTGCAAATTGAGAGAGAGACAGTATGGACCCTATTACAATCGCTATGGCGAGCTTCAGCGCCGTTAAAGCAGGGGTTTCTGCCGGGAAAGAGATAACTTCTTTAGCCAAAGACATTGGTAGTCTATTCCAAGCAATTGATGACATTAAGGATGACCACAGTAAGAAAAGAGATAGTGTCTTTGCTAATTCAAATGAAGAGGCCTTATCTACCTTTGTAGCTCGTAAAAAAGCTGAAGACATGGAAGAGGAGCTACGTCAGATTGTGATAGCTACACGAGGTTTCTCTGCTTGGGGTGAATTGGTAGAGTTACGCAAAGAGATACGTGTACGTAATAAGAAGGAACGGGAAGAGAAGCGCAAGAAGACGCAGAAGATGGTAGAGAATATACTTATTTATGGTGGTATAGGTCTAATACTATTATTTGTTTGTGGCTTTGCGTTACTAATCCTACTTAAATACACAGGAAAGATATAAGTATGTCTACACCAACTAACAAAAAACTCTATGCGTCTGTAAAGGCAGCAGCTAAGAAGAAGTTTAAGACTTGGCCCAGCGCTTATGGGTCAGCATGGTTAGTTAAGGAGTACAAGCGTAGAGGGGGTAAGTATAGTGGCTCAAGCAAAAACAAAGTCGCGTAAGACAGGCCACCTAATACAAAGCCGTAGGGGATACTCTAAGGGTGGCTTAGGTAAGTGGTTTGGTGAAGAGTGGACAGATGTAAAAACCGGCAAAGAATGTGGTCGCTCAGGCAGTAAAGACTCAGGTAGACCTTACCCTGCGTGTAGACCCAAAGCTGTAGCTAGTAAGATTAGTAAGAAAGAAGCTGCTAAGAAGACTGGCCCAAAGAAAGTAAAGTGGTCAACGACAGCATCAGGTAAGAAGAGGAATGCGTAATGGCTGATAAAAGACCCCCTAAAATAGGTGAGTTTCAAGAGCGCTACACTGGAAAAAAGACCCCTAAGTGGTTACTTGATGCATATATACAAGGTAGTAAAAGCTATAATGCAAAAGAATTAAAGCATAAAATAATAGGTTATGCAGAGAAAAATAACCTAAAATACCCACAGGTTGTTGCACAAGCTAGAGGTGAAGCAAATCAGATTAAGCATTACTTAAAAAAGACTGTGACGCCTAGTGGTAAAAATAAAGCAAGAAAACCTAAAGTATCTGGCGGCGGCGGTATGTTTAATGTAGGTGATACAGCAAGCTCTATAAATAGAGGAACCCTATCTGTAGCTAAAAAACGTCAAATGAATAAGGGTGGATTAACTAAAAAGGCTAAAAAATAATGGCAAAGAAAGTGTGTCCTAAGTGTAAAGGGAAAGGGTGCTCTCATTGTGGGGGCACAGGTTATCATAAAACAGGAATGTCAGAGGGTGGTGATATGGGAAAGAAACAAATGAATGCTGGTATGGCGGCGCTTAAGAAAGAGGCTCCTGCAGTAGCTAAGAAAATAGGCTATATGGGTGGCGGTATGGCTAAAAAGAAGATGGGTTATGCTCACGGTGGTCTAGCCTGTGGCGCATCTATGCCCCCAAAGAACCCTGTTAAGCGTGGTAAATCGTAATGGCTAAGTACTACGATAAGTATAAGAAGCAACTTAATGCTGCAGGTTACACCATTGATAATGATGGTATGGTATGGGATGCTAATGGCAACCAAGCTGCAGGTGAGGATCGTTTTGGTAACGTGCAAAGTAAAGACCCTAACGTTACTCAGATCTGTAAGGACGCAGAGGAATCAGGTATCTTTGATAAAGTAAAGAAAGCTGTTACTCCTAAGAAGAAAGCTAAGGCTAAGTAATGTCAATAGATACACGTACATATACTACAGATACAGAAGCAGTTGTTATTACTGCTACTGCAGGTGGTGCTAGTGCTAACTTAGTATATACGTGTCCACCTAATCACGATGCTACTATAGATTTTTTACATATTAGTAATGGTTCTAATTCCACTAATAATGTAACGCTTCAGTGGTATCACGCAGACACAAACTCTTATCACCACTTAATAAATGCAAAGGCAATAGCCGGTCACGATGTTTACAATGTTTTAGGCGCTGATAGGATACATTTACATGCTGGGGATAAGATTCTAGCATTTGATGGTGCTTCTAGTAGCTTAGAGGTATTTATCTCAGTAAGGCAGTACTATAACCCCACGAGATAGCGGGTATGCACATTATATACCTACTATATCGCTAACATATAAGTATAACTATCTCCATGCACACAACATAAGGAGATAGTGCTATGTTTAAGAATTTACTGACACGTATTCAGGATCACCAGCAGCGTAGAGCAGACTACTGGATCTTGATGAATATGCGAGATAAAGAGCTTCACGATATGGGTATTTCTCGTGGTGAGATATACAATCGTGTATACGGTGAGTATAAGTGAGGTTAAGAAACAGTATTCCTGTTATTCTTAGCCTTACAGTTTTTACTCATGTATCATCTGGTGATACAGATAGGCAGACAGGTTCTGGACTTAACAGAAGCTTAAATAAAAATAAAGCTTGCTTTTGTAGTAAAACTTCATAAAACTATAAGGCAAGACTATCTATAAAGGACAACTTCATATGGCAAGAAACCTCACAGAGAACCAACAAAAGTTTCTAGAAGTACTCTTCGATGATGCTGGTGGTGATGTTGTGCTTGCCAAGAAGTTGGCAGGTTACAGTAACGGCACACCGACTCGCATTATAGTGGAGGCACTTAAAGATGAAATTGGAGAAGCTACAAGATCTTATTTCGCCCGTACAGCGCCTAAAGCTGCAATGGCAATGGTACAGGCTTTGTCTGACCCTACAGAGCTTGGTATAAAAGATAAGATGAGTGCCGCTAAAGACTTGCTTGATCGTGCTGGACTTGGTAAAGTAGATAAAGTTGATGTTACCTCAAGTGGTGGCGTCTTTTATCTACCACCAAAAGAAGGTACTAACGAATAGTAAGACCAAAACACATAAGCAGAGACTTAGAGTATTGGGAGCTACCTAAACCAAAACGCGGCAAAGAGAAAGAGTGGCACGTTATAGCCAAGCTATCTAAGAAGCCGCCATTTGGTTATGAGATACACCCTGACAATGAAAACTTGTTACAGCCTATACCGCTTGAGTTAGAAGCCTTAGAGCTTGCAAAGCGGCATCTTCAACAGTATAGTTACAGAGATGTAGCTAATTGGCTCACAAAACAAACTGGACGTAGCATATCACATGCAGGTCTTAGACAGAGAATAGATATTGAGCGAAGACGTAAAAAAGCTGCTACAATTAAACGGAACCTTGCCAAGCGGCTCGAAACGGCGTTATCCGAAATCGAGAGGCTCGAAAAAGGCCGTGTCGGAGCGTACTCAGAAGAGTGAGGATGTAGTTGTCCCACCAAAAGAGACTGTGCCAGCGCAAGTAGTTGC